TAAACATATATGTTGTTTCAAGTGATGGTATAAATCTTGACACTGTATATTTCAGTGACGATAATCCCGATTATGACCCTACAAAATTATGGTATATATTTAATATTAATCAAGGACATTACGTATCTCTATGGTGCTTAGATGGCCCTGGAAGTTGCCCGCCGAATTCGGGGGCTGAACCCGATACTGCTGCTCCCAAAGCTGCTGCTGCTGCTGCTGCTCCCAAAGCTGCTGCTGCTGCTCCCAAAGCTGCTGCTGCTGCTCCCAAAGCTGCTGCCTCTGCTGGTGACAAAACATCAGGAGGCGAGTTCAAGCCAGGCGACTATTTCGACTCGGTGCCTACTCATAAAGTGTATAAACTAAAAGATAAAGATCATGTAAATATAGTTGCCGTTAACAAAGGATTACTTGATGTATATAAAGTTAATAATAGGATACCCGATGCGGTCGGACAAGCTGGGGCTATTGTAAATGCTGCGAATACCGGTTGTACCGGCGGTGATGGTATTGACGGTGCAATAAATAAAGTCGAAGGAAATGAACATAAAAAACAGAGAAAAGCGTTTAACGGTTGTATTACTGGCTCTGCTAAAGTATCTCAAGTATCAACCGAATTAATAAAGTCCGACTCAAGTTATAATCTGCATACGAATACGGTCATTCATGCGGTTGGGCCAAATTATACAATTGGCGGTACCGATGAACAATTGTCCGGCGCTTATAAAATGTCTATTCAGTTGGCATCTGAAAAGAATCTCTCGTCGATTGCATTTTGTATATTATCTGGTAGTATATTTAGAATTGGATCCTTCTTAGATGAAGCCGAAGCTAAACAGACATATGGAGCCAAGTATCGAACGTTGGAACAGGTTGTCGCTACGGGTGTAAATGCAATCATTGAAAAATTGAATGAATTGTCTTCTTCTTCAGTTAAAACGATAATCATGTGCGGTTATAAAGAACCTGAATATGATGCATTAATAACAGTTATGGATGCGAATGCGAATCTTAGACCTTATACAATGTCCACAGCCGGCCATAAGGTCGACGAAATTTGATTATTCCAATTCACCACACGGTATCTTCCGTGTGCCAGTGCATCTGGTCTCCCGGCTTGATATTATAAATTTTATTGAACAGCGACATCCGCGACAACGGGATATTGGTTCGGTATTTATCCAGCGGGTGAGGGTTGGATTTCAATTGCGCGAAAATCGACCGTCGGTATATTTTCTGTCGATTCTGGTTCGCAAACTCCGTGTAAAAGTGCTCGAACGACAGCAATCTCAACGGCGGCAGCGTGTTTTCGCGCGCGTGGTGCGCATTCAGCACCATCTCGCACAACTTCAATCCCGTAATATCCGCCAAATCCTCGCTCAGCGTCATTTTCGCATCAAACACGATACCGTCGCGCCGCGCGAACTGCTCATACTGCCGCTCCACATCCGCCAGTTTGCGAGTATAGATGGCAGTGTCGCGCCGCGACCACCAGCTGCGCATATTCCCCCGGTGGTCAAACATGCGCCCCGATACATGGATCGCGTGCCCCACCTCGTGCCCGAACGTGTATCCGATGCGCGCCAGATTATACTCTATCCCTTTTTCCGGCGCCACAAACTCGGTCTGGAAGTATCCCATCGGAATGTAAATTGAATTCGTGTTTTCAGTATAATACGCATTCACAACATACGCCTGCGACCCCGTGAATTTCAGCTGGTTCCAGTCAATAGATGGCGTGTTGAATACCGCTTTTCCCTCATACTGCCGAATCATCAGCTCGCGTGTTCGCCACGCAAATATCGCCATCATGTTCGTCCAGCCATCTGCTGCCGGTGATGCTGGTGATGCTGCCGTTTCCGTCTTCGAAAACGCATTGGACACCGACGGCGGGACATCCGGACCGAACTTGTCCGGCATCCCCAATTCCAGGCGCAGCGACCCGAATTTACGTAATGCCTCCGCGCGCGTTTTATCGCTGACCCATGTATTTGCACGCACCATTTCTTTCGCTGCCTCTACCACTTTATTCGCCGTATCGCGCGCATAATCGTGCGTTGCCTGATTATGATGTCGGCGCTTGTATTCTTTCGCGAAATACGTGTCATATGCCAGCGTGGTTCCAAATAGAGCGAAAACCCGCGTAGGTATTGGCGCGGTCTGGCCGCGCAAGAATTTAAAACAGAACTCAAAATGGATGTCGCGCCACTCGGCGTGGTATTGAATCAGGTGCCGGGCGTAAATGTATATCCAGTAACTGCGCCATTTGGCCGTTTTCCATCCGTGCGTTTCGCTTTGCAGCGATTCGACAATGCATTTCATGTATCCCACCGAGGAACACACCACGTGCTTCGGAAGTGAGGTTGGCGCGTATCCGAGACACTTTGCGAACTCGAGCCAATCAAGTCCGGCGCAGTAATGTTTCAACTCTGCGGCGGTCATCTTTGCATACTCGTTGTCGTCGCTCGCTTCGTCGTCCGTGTCGAATTTGCCGTTGAAACACGCCAGTTTATCTATCATGAGCTTTTCAATGTGCAGCACATTCTCTCCATTTCTATTCTTCACATTCGGTTCAAGTTCAAACACCTTGAATATTTTATCGATATAAGACATGAATTTATGCAGAACGATATGTTTGTATTCCGTCTCGCGCTTTATAGTGCTGGCCGTAACTGCTCGCCGACGAACCGCACCCACCCGTCTTCGTCTGGTTTTTGATATAGACGACAACGAACGCATCGCGTTGTCGCGCAAATAGTATCTGTAATCATACAGCGACATTTCTGGATAAGTGAGATGGCTGATAAAGACGCCGCTGTTCTTTTCGTCTGGCAGCATATCCCACGACACGGGACACGCATATCGAGTCATTTCATTCGTGTTCAAATACGCCAAAAATTTCCACAAGTTGTCTTCGGCAATGCATTTATCCAGCATGGCAATATGGTCTCGCAAATGTGACCGTGCTGCTACGGTGGATATGGGACGTTTCAATGACTCGTAAAGCGCCCGCACCGGTTTCGGGGCGGCGGCGTGAGTGGCGATATCCACAAGGTTTTCATACACGCGGTCTTGTGCCAGCCGAAATTCATCGATTTGGATAATGTAATTTTGGTCGCGTTTCAGCTTGACGGACCGAATCCAGTCCCGGTTCACGTATCCGTAAAAGTTATTGTCGGGGTTCACTTTGGTGCGATGTCTAAACCCGGATCCGCACACTCCCTTGCGCTGCACCTCGGCATAGTTGATGATGCTATCATACTCTACGCCATTTTTCTTGCTGGTGGTATTGTGTTTGTGCTTATTCTTGTTGTCAGATGTCTTTGTCATTCATTATTCTGTTTACTTACTTCTTCTATCAAAATATTAATTATATATATTATAAAATATAATTAATTATTTTATATTTTGCATTATTTAATGTTTAATTGTTTTTATTTGTTTATTACGACGAGTTCGACGGGTAATGCGCCGTGGCAGCCGCTTACTGCGCATCATTCTTTTTATAGATTTTCGAGATTGATAAACACTCCTTCGTGTTTTTTTTCTTCCATTTAATTTTTTTTGTTTCCGGTTTACAGTCCTTTTTATATTTTTTTTACCACCATTCAATTGTTGTGGTGGTGATTCATTGGTTCTCTCTTCGTGCATCTTTTCAAGGTCGGGTTCATATAACTGTAACTGCGTTACACCTGTTTCGGTTACTTCATCATGTGTTTCTTTATCAGTATACGTTATATCGTATTTATGGTTTTTTTCACCCATAACATTTTTCCCAAATAGTTTTTTCTCCACAACATATGGTTCTGAATTGACTACTTCTACCTTACCATATAACGGGTATTCTTTGGTAGTATCGCTGGATTTATAAAAGTAAACCATATCACCTTTTTTTGCTGGAGAGATTCGTTTTTTAAGATTCGATTCAAATAATCTTATTGACTCGTCCGTGGCTATTTGAAATTCGTGTTTAAAATCTTTTTTTACCAACAAATAATCGCCAGATCCAGATTCAAGTTTTTTGAGCGTTCTTCCATCAAGAAGTGAACATATTTCAAACGGTCTCCTATCAGCATTAGATGCTAACAGTACCTTAACAGCAAACTCACCAAATCTACTGTAAAAATCGGTTTTACGCCCTATTAAACCTGCTAATTCTTTATCGGTCACTGGAGCCAAGTCTCCTACGTCCGGTCCTATTACTTTATCAACTGGTTTTGCTCTTGTTGCACATAAATTGGAACCTTGTGTGTTTATCACATCTTTTGTCTTTTCTCTTATCTTATGCAGTTCTTCAATATCCGCGGGCTTCAAGGGATTCAAGGGGCTACTATTTATCACCGGTTTATTAGTATCTACCCTGACTTTTACATATAATTCTCTTTTAATACCTTCTGAATCATTCGATTTAGTAGGTTTTCCGCATATTTTTTCTACTAACTTTGTAGTAATTATTTTTCCAGTAAATGCTTTTTGAATAGAGCTGCATAATAATTTTGCATCCAGCATATTATGATTACCGCTCTGATGGTCTATTTCCACTATACACATACCGGTCCAATTAGAATTGGTAGGAATTGCATATGTATTACTTCCATTACCATCATCATAAAATGTCATATTGCCAGTGACATCATCTACATCTATAATTCGTTTAAAAATTCCACTCCTGGGTTCTGACGTTGGTAAAGTATCAGGAAGACTATACATTGGTAGTATTTCATTTTCCGATCGTTCTTTGGTTGTAATCTCTCGTTTAAGAATTGGGTCATAGACTACATATTGTATTGTAGTATAATATATTGTTTGAAATTCACCGTTAACCCAACCGTTTCGAGACATACCGTTTTTGACAATTTTGAATAAAAATCCTCCTTGTAAGATACCAGTAGGCTCTATCTTGAATAAATAATATGTCTTATAATTAGCTTCTGTTAATTTAGATGATTCACGAATATCCCCAGATTCAATCATCATATTCAACCATGACATTTGCTCAGTTGTTGGTAAGGGTGGCAATGTTTCCGGAAGTCTTGGATCCGATGTTGGTAATGTATCAGGAAGAAGATATATAGAGACATGGCTTCCACGATTCTCAAATTCTTTATTTGTAACTGGGTCATAAAATACAAAGTTAGTTACTTGGGTACTGGTATCGGGTCCATAATTACCGCCATTGCCGTCTGTTGTGAAAAAAATTAGTATTAAAACTCCGCATTTTACTGTGTCTCCATTTGGCTTAAATAAATAATACGTCCCATAATTTTCTCTGGTTAACGTCCCGTTTTTTATTTCTTTAATGGTTTTGTTAATTGTCATCATATTCAACCATGACAATTGCTCAGTTGTTGGTAAACCGCCGGGTGGCAATGTTTTCGGAAGTCTTGGATCCGATGTTGGTAATGTATCAGGAAGAAGATATATAGAGACATGGCTTCCACGATTCTCAAATTTTTTATTTGTAACTGAGTCATAAAATACAAAGGTAGTTACTTTGGTACTAGTATCGTATCCATAATTACCGCCATTACCTTCTGAGGTGACAATAATTTCTCTTAAAACTCCGCATTTTAGTGTGTCTCCGTTTGGCTTAAATAAATAATACGTCCCATAATTTTCTCTGGTTAACGTCCCGTTTTTTATTTCTGTAATGGTTTTGTTCCTTATCATCATATTCAACCATGACATTTGCTCAGTTGTTGGTAAACCGCCGGGTGGCAATGTTTTCGGAGGTCTTGGATCCGATGTAAGTGGTTGTTGTTGTTGAGAATGTTCCGATGGGGTTGATGCTGCTGCTACAGCCTTTGCTGCTGCTGCTTCTGCTGATGCTGCTTCTGCTGGATATGCCGCCGCGCGCATCGCATCGCGGTCGTTCTGGTCCTCGAGATAATCGGCGTTATGATTGCGCTGGGGCGATGATGCTGGTGATGCCGGCTCTGCTGCTGCTGCTCCTGCATCATTGCTATTCATTTTTTCAGATATTTAAAATATTAATAATTATATGTCTTATTTTATATAATTATATTTTTTTTTCATAATTTTTTACATAAGTTTTTGCTAAATTAATTGTGGGCGCAAACGCGGGCGTGTTCGCGGATGCGCATTCCCGCGGTGCTGCAAATCGGTGTCTGCATTTTGTTCTTTATAAAGTATGGCGTAAAATTGCTGCCGTGATACTTTCCAGCATTTGCGGCGGCCATGCCATACGCGCTGAAAAACGAATTTCCGTTTTTGGTGATCGTGTTGCGTTTCAGACGCTCAAGTCGTAACCCGGAAGAAACTGCGCCCTGTGTTGCATACTGGGCATTGTTGGGTTTATACACGGCCTTTACAACACACTGCGGTCCCGCCGTTTCCAAAAATTCGGGGTGAACGCAGTTTGTAATTTCGGAGGTTGTGTTTTGCAGGTAGGTTCGCCCGCGCGATTGCATGAATGCGCGCGTGTCTGAAAAATAGGCTTTGCTCAACAGGGTTGAGCCCGTGCGAACGGGGCGCTTTTGCGGGCACGGACCAACCGTGCGCGTGTTATACACCCCGGTGTAAATGCGATGGTCGCCGCAGTCCACAAATCCGTTATTGTAAATTTTGGCGGTATCGCTACCCTCACCAGGCGCTCGTGTCACTGCATCGTCGGTCACGGCATATGCGTTATTTACTTTTGCGCCAACGCCCAAATCGCACGCGCACGAACCAGAAGTAGACATGGGAAGCGCTCCAGGTGCATCGACGATATTCAGTGTGAGTTTACCGCGAGTGCTGCCTCTCGCGCCCGTTTGAGGCGTGGTAAGTCGAATGAGCTGCCTGCGCCAGTGTTTTAACGGGGTGGGTTTACCGAATGATGACGCTTTATACTCCTCTGGATGCGCGACAAAGTGGTTGTCGGCATGAGGTGCGGTGTGTGACGGGTAGTAACTGTATATTGTCCCCATTTTGGATTGCGTTTGTGCGACCTGCGTTGTTACCAACGTGTTTGACACATTTATATTTACGGGACGTGACATTTATTTTATTTTGTATTATTTTTATTTGTAATCTTTGTTGCTAAAATAAAATAATAAAATGTGGTTTAAAATATTGGTTTAATACTTTTAATTTTTAATATAATGTTGTTAGTATAATATAATATATTTTAATAAATTTATATTTGAATTTGAATAATGATGGTATTATTCAGTTTCAGCAATGCGGTAAATAAACTCCACGCATACGTGATTTACATCGTGCTTGCCATATTGCTATTTCTCGTTGTGTATTGGTTATTTAATGATTTTAATGATAGTAAGAGTAGTAAGAGTAAGGACGGAGTTACATTGGAAGGACTTGCAAATGATGGTTCGAAAGATTCGAATTCTAAACCTAAAAATGATTCAGTGAAATGTCCAGAAGACTGCACTTCAGTGAAAGAATTACAGGCAAAGTTATCAGATGCCATGAAAAAAGTGCAAACGTTGGAAGCGAGTATCATAGAAAACACGAATACTGGGATAGCTCACGCGAAGTCAATTGCGGACATGAACCAATCCATAAATGACATGCAGAGCAACCAAAAGGATGAATAATTTTGAATCTTAAAATAAAAATATAAGATTACTATAAGATTAGTATAAGTATAAGTATAATTAATATATAGTGTTTTACGACGATTGGGCGATGATGATAATTCAACCCAAATGGATCATTTATGGATTCCTACTCATATTTGTTATCATTTTTTTCATGAAAGGACTTGAATACGTGAATGGTAGTAGCGGCAACAGCAGCAGCAACAAGGTCGGCAAAGAAGGGCTATCACCCGCTCCGTCCACAATGGCCAAAACAGCAAAATCATCGAACGATGCAGTTCCTACACCAATTGAAACCTCGGCCCAGCCGTCCGCTTCCAAAAATGCATCAAAGTTGAGTGCGTGTGGCGACGGGTGCGATTCATACGAGACTATCCAGGCCACACTCGATTCGTTCAATAAATTGAATAAAAAACAGGAAGACAGCACCGCTACAATTCAAAAGGTGGACCAGGATATACTAAAGCTGTCCGAAAGTGTTAAGAATATGGGCAAGAAAAAGGTTCCAGGAGGGAAGCCGGAGCTACCGAAGAAAATGTAGTTTCATACTCGGACATTCAGGCATTTGTCATATCACAATCACATCACTCTCTTATATCCTCTCCCTGCAAAAATAATAATTTATAAAATTGATTTAGAAGTGAAAATCTATTTTATAACTATTAAAGCCAAAAAGCTAAATACAATGCGCACAATTGAGAATCCAACCCAGTTCAGAGAAAATCTACGCGACACGTTTCGCGACATTATTGCAGAAATCCCCGAGCCCAGTATCGAAACCGCCACTGCACTTGCCACCAATTTGGAACGAGGTATTTACAATTTCATTATCCGAAAAGCGACGAGCGAGAACATTGTTAAGAAATGGAGCAACCCGTTCTTCGTCCAAGTCTACCTTGACCACGCAAGAAGTGTGTTCATCAACCTGAAGAGCCCGAAATTGCTCGCAGCGGTGAGGACACAGACCATAAAAGCCCAGGATATGCCATTCATGACACACCAGGAATTGCGTCCCGAAAAGTGGGCACAACTCATTGAGGAGAAACGCATTCGCGACAAGAACAAATACGAAATCAAGGTGGAGGCATCCACGGACAACTTCCAATGTCACAAATGTCGCTCGCGCGAGTGCACTTACTACCAGATGCAGACGCGCTCCGCCGACGAACCGATGACGACCTTCGTTACATGCATTAAATGCGGTAGCCGCTGGAAATGTTAAGCGTTACGTGTATAAGTGTATAAATGCATGCATGCATGCATGCATGCACTCATGCACTCAATCACCGTGAGCATTCATGGTTGCTTGGCGGTTGGCGGTCAATAATGAAGCTGCCGCATTACCGGCACAATTTGGAGCGTTTGGCGCGCACGATGCGCCATGCTGAGGAACCGGGTCACCTCCTCCCATATCGGTTGCAGTATCTGCATTCCCATTCCCACCCATCATCAGCGCATTTGACCGCTTTATGGACGCAGCGCTGCGCTTTTTTATATGACGCTGTAAAAATCGCAACCGAATACGACGACTTACACGGCGCTTAAACGAACTTCCTTGCTTTCGGAATCTGCGTCGCAGACTGCTGCGGCACCTGCTTTTACCTCCGCGCCGAATTGTTCTGGACTTGTTTGTTCTGTTTGTTCTGGAACCTGGTTTCGCGCTTCGATTGGTTCTGGCTTTGGTAACAACGTGCACAATTCCACGCTTATCGGGAACCCATCCGCCGTGCATATTGGCCAGCATATTACCCTTTGCGGCGTCAGCTTGCACAGAATTAATTGCTGCAGAAGGGGATGCTTGTTCGGCATTAAACTTTAATGGTTCTGGTTTAATATCCTTGGCCGTTGGAGGCGGTGCAGGAGTTGCAGTTCGAAATACTCTGTCAATATTTGACATTCTTTTACTTACTTTTTATTTTTTATTTTAAAAACGTTTTTAAAATATGCAAATATTATTATTATAAAATTATAAAATTATTATAAAATTATACAATTATAAAATACAATAATAAATAATAATAATTATTATAATATAAAATACTAATAATACTATTATATAAAAGGTAACTAATTATAAATCAAACCTACACTCACCCCTACCTGCACCCTATACACTATACTATACAAATGAACGAGGAAGAGAGACTTAATCTTCGAAAGATGATTGCTGCAAACAATGCAGAAGACAATACAAGCACCATTCGTAAACTGAAACACAGCGAGCTTATTCGTTCGGATGTTGCACTTATGCTTAAATTGAAACACGAATACTCCCGTCTCGCTAAATCAAATACCGCACAATTCGATGCGATTTGCGTATCGCGCTGTTCTTTTCTATTCAATAACTATACCGACATTTTCAACAAGATAAAAAAAGATGAGATTGATTTGGCAATTCTGACGAAATTGGTAAATGTTTTAAAACTTATTGAAGATGGTCGTATTGACCAACATGAGGGTTCATTCGAGGTAGGGAAACTGTTGAAACAAATTTATGTTGATAGCGCACTGCGCAAGTCAGAGCATTTGGATGATGCAGCAGCAAATAGTGCCGCTGCCAAGAAAATGCAATCACGTGCGGAAAAGGTAAAAGACGTTTCATGGAAACAATTCAAAACTAAAGTCATGACACAAAATCAGGAACATGTAACTACACCAGGTTCAGAATATAATACCGATAGTAATGACGGCAATGAATTTGAGATACTTTAATAACCTTATTTCATTATTCATTAAAAATTAATAACTGTTAACAACTACAATTTAATATTATGTTACATATATTATATCTATTATACGAATCATTTATTCCTATTCCACTGAAATGGGATTGAAACAGCTTCTTCACACTAAAACGGGTGGATATATTATATCTGTCATTTTAGGACTCGGTCTCGCATCGTTATTTAGAAAGGCTTGCCGCGACCGCAAATGCATAAAATTTGAGGCGCCGTCTTCTGCGGATATCGAGAAATTTTCATACCGATACGATAACCAGGGCAAGTGTTTGAAATATACACCACACGCAACCAAATGCGATGCAAGTAAACACACAATTGAAATGGCGTAAATACAAAATAACTCGACAATTCAAATGCGTATTTTATATACATACTTGTTTCTAGCAACTATATATATAAACATAAGCACCTTTCCATAAACATTTTATTCATCCATAATTAAACATAAAAAAATAAACATGGATACCACAAGATTAGACGAACTTCCTGTGCATAATAATTCGTCAGCGTCGTCGATTGGACAACCTGTCGGAAATAACATTGTCATTCAGCAATATGACCCCAACATGATGAACATGCCATCGGGTCCTTCACCGCAGCAGCAGCAGCAGCAGCAGCAGGCAGCTATGGACCAGCGCACGTTGCAAGAACTTGTTAGTGGAGTGCAGCGCGCGAGTGGAGCAGGAATGACTGGGCTTCCCGCCAGGGACATTCCAAGAGACAGTTTGGCAATGCAGCACGACGAACAAATAAAACCAAATTATGTGCCCCGTCATCCCGACAATGTCGGTGGAAACAGCGGGTCTGCCGCCGAATCAGAGGATTATATCAAACGATACGAGAGCACAGACGACGTGCAGCGCAATAATCGGAGAAACCAAAATCGCACCGATACTCTGGAAACGCTTTATACTGAATTCCAAATGCCAATTTTAATGGGTGTAATGTATTTTATTTTCCAGATGCCGGCACTTCGCGTAGGAATTATGCAGTTTTTGCCGTCGCTTTTTAACAAAGACGGCAACATGAATCTCACCGGGCTCGTTGCTACAAGTGTCGGATATGCGACCGCATACTACATATTAACAAAAATTATATCCGCTACCAGTTTTAGCTAAACTATCATACCGTCCGTCCGTCCGTCCGTGGTCATGCTTGATGTATGTTATGCATGTCATGGTCATGTGTGAACAGATTCCACAGTTTCGCTTTTGCTTTTGCGAGTTTCACTTTTGCTCCTACGGTTGCTTCTTATTTTACGCGTGCTGCTATGCCTGTTCTTTGACGCGTTCTTCGACTTGGACTTCTTATATTTTCGCGCAGCACGCGTTTTAGTGCTTCGCAGCATGAGCGGTATGTATCGCAAAAACAGTTTCTGGTATTCGTCACTTGTTTTATCATCCTTGAGTTCTTCAAATTTTACGGCCTTTTCTTTTCGCAGCGATTCCAGCGTTTCTTGTGTCCCGTAACACGACCGTCCAAACCGTTTCAACAATCCGGTTTGGACGGTTCGGTTCTCGTTCTGTATGTAAAACAACAAGCTCGCAAGGCACATGATTCGATCGCGGTTGTAATAATCGCGGTCAGCATACGAAAACGCCAGGTAAAGCATGAGCATGGTATCCACACTTGCAACTTTTATCGGTTGTCCGTTCAGCTTGACTGTATTGTAACTATGGCACGCGGTGGGTTTATAAATCAAGACAACTATGTCATCTCCAACCGATACTTTGTAATGGTCGGAGACAATTTCACCAATTCCGGGCATCTTTTCAACATGCACGCCTTCAATCCCGTTAGTGCTGAGTGTAATTTTTATCAAGTCGGCAAGGTCTTTTGGTGAATTGGACAACACGTCAAATTCGGGGTTGCGCGTAAGTTTGTGCTGCTCCTTCTTTGGCAAGTACTTTGTATAAAGAATATCCGCAAACCCACCAATAAACACGACATCACTGTTCAACAGCACTCGCTGCGTTATATCATAGACCCGGTCCTGAACTGTTTTGGAATCGCGTACAGCCTTCTTGTCGTGTTTCGTTTTGCTACGTTTACTGTCGGCCACCAACCCAAACGGGCGTTGCAATTCAATATTGTTGCATTTGCGCAATTTCATCGGGTATGCCTTGTTGAGAAGCGTAAGCCTTTTTAATACCTTTTCCCAGCGCGAAACGTCACCTTCTGGACGCGAAAGTTCCAAATACATCGCCATTCTCAAAAAATCGGTGGGTGCATAATGAATACCGCCCTTTATAAAAGAGCGCGACTGCAACGTTTTAAACAATGTTCTTTCCATATTTGTTATATCCGCAATTGCCATGAAATTCACAAACACTTTAAACGTTCCCGGATGCGCACCGGCCTTGGCTTCGACTTCATTGTATCCCATTTTGAAAAAGATGTCTGCGAGCGTTTTGGCATCCTCAATTGCGTTTGGCGAGTAGAAATCGTAATCCGGAAGTTCGATATCAGTATTGTAAAACCGATATTGTTCCGGCATTATATTGTTGATCGCGGTTCCACCGTAGCATACGAGACGTTTTGAAATAATGAATTTTTCTACCGTATTTATAATGGCTTGGACCTCTGGGGCCTGCACCATTTTACGACCCTTTCGGTTTTCTATGTTTTCAACCGCAGCCTTGACGATTTCAAGTTCCTTATCTTCTATTTTTTTTAATTTTGCAGCTGTTGTCATTCTTATTTTTTTTGTGTTTTATTGTGTCCTTGTTTATTTCTCTTTTTTTCCTTCTATGCTAAAAAATATACCTTATATATGTAAAATATATATTTTTTTAATTCGGTTCGTTTGGGGTTATGCGCTTTGCTGCCCAAATGGGGTGTTGGCGACCATTCCAGACGAATTCGTTCGTGTAGGATCAACCGGTGTTGGTGCATCGAGCGTGAGAGGAATATATCTCAGCTCAGGCGGTTTCAATTTGAAGGCACTCCCAACTTCGTCAAACATTTTGTTATACGCTTTAATTGGCGCATCGTCACTTTGAAACGACATTCCGATAAACTGGCAACCCGACGCAATGGCGGCAGTTGGCGCGTATACGTTTTCGGGCTTGGATGACCGTTCTGGAACCACATACAATAAATTCTTTTTATTGTTTTCCACCATGGCTTCCAGCGACGGTGTTGGTGCTTGCACTTGCGCAAACGTTTTTTTGGACGTGGGACCGCGAACCGCAATATTTGCGTACTCATACAATGATGTTTTTCGATACACTTCGTTCGGCACCGATTCAGTTCCCGGCGTTTCGTCTATAATTATGATAATCTTGTTCATGAATGAACTCAACTTAATTTTACCCAAATTGTCGCCGTGAAAACAATAACCGTATCTGGAATCCAGAAGGCGAGATGCCAGCTTGGTTTGTATTAATCTCGCAATTTCGTTGAATACCAGAATGTTGTTACTCTTTATGCGCAAGCACAAAAACAGTGGGTCGGACGGGTTTGGGACTTTAGGTTGACCTGAAAATGCGTCAGACGAAATGATGTCGAACGCGTCGGACAGCGTAACGTAGTTGTATGTTTCCTTCATTGTGTATTCCGATTGCGACGACGACGAAATAACGGGAACGCCGCTCAAAGAATAAATCTCAAAGTCGAGACATCGCGCGCCCTGACGTATCACTTGCTTGAGCGCGGTAGTTGAGACGTAGTCACCACTGTAATCACCGGACGAGCAGCAATTAAAAGCAGTTTTAATGTAATAATCACGCACAAGGTAGGAATACGTTTCATCAAAATCGTTAATGGATTGCACCCGCCCCATATCCGGGTAGAGTGCCATCATATAATCATCATTCGAAGTCTTCAGGTTCGTCTTAAAAACAACAATCGCTATAATGCATACAAATAAAAACAGAAACATTATTCCGCCCGCAAAATGCGCAGTCGTTGGCGACATTGCACCGACCGTTGCAGCTACACTTGCGCCAGATGAAACAGCTGTAGCTGCGTTTTTTGCGGATGCTGCTGCTGCAGCTACTGCTGCTGCTGCTCCTGCTCCTGCTCCTGCTCCTGTTGTTCCCATATTATTATATTATATTCGATATTCGTATAGATAGATTTGATTCTGTAACAAAATATACAAATTATGTGTAATACTATTATGTTTTAATATTTTATTTTATTTATTTTTATCTTTTGATTCGCGGTTTATATTCTTTGTTAATGACTATTATATAAATATAATTTATAATAGCATTATAACATAACAATATATATAGTATATCACATAATAATAGATAGTAGGTTGATTTGAATTTTTTAGGAGTGACAATGCCGGGCGGTCTACTAAACCTCATAGCATATGGAAATCAAAACACGATATTAAACGGAAACCCTAAAAAATCATTTTTCAAAACCACCTTCAAAAAGTATACAAACTTTGGCCTTCAAAAATTCAGAATCGATTTCGATGGTCAGCGAAAACTTCGAATGACTGAAGAGTCTAAATTCACATTCTATGTGCCGCGTTATGCGGAACTGCTCATGGACACCTACATATGCGTGACACTGCCCACCATTTGGAGTCCGGTTGTGCCACCCGCATCTGAAAAGGACATGTGGGCGCCATACGAATTCAAATGGATCAAGGATTTAGGAACGCAAATGATAAAGGATGTAACCATTTCGGTTGGTGGACAAATCCTGCAAAAATTTTCGGGTAGCTATCTTCTCTCCATGATTCAGCGAGACTACCCCACCGCCAAGCAGCAACTGTATGATGAAATGACCGGCAATGTGCCGGAACTGAATAATCCTGGCTGCTGCGGTGCGCGCGTGAATCAGTATCCGAACGCATACTACACTCCAGACCAGCGCGGCGCCGAACCGTCCATTCGAGGGCGCAAGCTCTATATTCCAATCAATGCGTGGTTCACGCTGAGCAGCCAAATGGCGTTTCCCCTGGTATGCCTCCAATACAACACGCTTCAAATCGACGTCACCATACGCCCGGTCCGCGAACTCTACACCATTCGCGACGTTACCGATAGCGCAAACGGTTGGCCATACGTTCAATCCAACTATATCTTGCCTGAACACCAGTTTTACAGGTTTCTACAAACCCCACCCGATGTTGAACTCGCCACCGAATCGTTTGGAGACAAACGCACCGACTGGAATGCCGACGTTCATTTGATTTCAACCTACGGGTTTCTGTCTGCAGAGGAAACCGCAGCGTTTGCGGCGAATGAACAGAAGTATTTGATAAAGGCGGTATACGAATGGGATTACAAGGGCGTTACGGGAAACACGCGCGTCAAGCTGGAGAATTCGCTGGGGATGGTTGCAAACTGGATGTTCTTCTTCAGGCGCAGCGACGTTGCGCTTCGAAACGAATGGAGCAATTATACTAATTGGCCATACGAATATCTGCCCTACGACATTATTCCGGGGCCCGAAACGTTTACTGCACAGAACGCTTCGAATGGATGGAAACCCAAAGTGGTGTTGGAGAACGGAACTGTCACCAATTCCAGAACAACGTATATACTGGGGCCGGGTCGAAATCCGTGCATGGATGAAGCCGGTCGTCCAGAACCCAGCGCATCCACCAATCGACGTTCGGGTCTCCACATCACCGGCACGTTTGAAGGTGAGAATCAGCGGGAGATTTTAAATACGATGGGCATCATTTTAAACGGAAAATATCGAGAGAATATACTGGATTCCGGTATATATAACTACATTGAAAAGTATGTTAGAACTAACGGTAATCCGCCACCGGGGTTATACTGCTATAATTTCTGTCTTAGCACAGACATGCAGGACTTACAGCCATCGGGGGCAATTAATATGAGCAAGTTCACGCAGATTGAGCTCGAGATATCCACAATTTATCCAACGCTGGATACCAATGCATCATTCCACACCATTTGCGACCCGACTACCGGGTTACCCATCGGTGTTAATAAAACAAACTGGCGCATTTACAACTACACGTTTGATATGACCGTTATGGAAGAGAGATATAACGTGCTGACATTTGCATCTGGGAATTGCGGTCTAATGTATGCTCGATAGCTGCGGAAGCGCCTTGGTATTCTCATTCTCTCGTGTTTATAGATTTATAATTTTTATTTATAATTTATAAACTATTTAAACAATTTAAACAAACAACAATATCTAATTATAACACGAGTAACGTATCTTACACACCACCTCATCCTTCTCGATTTTCGTCATATTCTTAATGACTGAATCACAACCAACCGATGGCGCCGCAAATCACCCCACATTCAGCGCCGACACAACTTCAAATGAATTCACTACCTGGGAAGACGTAGATGAACTGAACCCGCAGCTGCTTCGCGGTATATATGCTTATAATTTTGAAAAACCGAGTCATATTCAGCAGAGGTCCATCCTGCCCATCATGCGCGGCCACGATGTTATCGCGCAAGCACAATCCGGCACCGGAAAGACAGGCGCATTTGGTGTTGCAACCCTTCAAGCAATTGATATTGACCCAAAAAAGACCGATGTACAGGCGCTTGTCATGGCACCCACACGCGAACTGGCAAAACAAATACACGATGTGATTACGAGCTTGGGAATCCAGATGACCGGACTGAAGGTTCAGCTCCTGGTCGGCGGAACGTCCACCGACGATGACGCGAAACTGCTAAAAACAGAAATGCCACAAATTGTGGTCGGATGCCCGGGTCGCGTATTCGATATGATTCGCAGACGCAATATAAATGCTCGCAATATCAAGCTGCTGGTGTTGGATGAAGCCGATGAAATGCTGTCATCCGGGTTCAAGGACCAAATATATAACATTTTCCAGCACCTCAGCAACAATGTCCAGGTGTGCCTGTTCAGCGCCACAATGCCGCAGGAGCTACACGCTTTGTCCGAGAAATTTATGCGCAATCCCGTGAAAATTTTGGTTCAGGCCGAACAGCTCACACTGGAGGGTATCTGCCAGTACCACATTGCACTGGAAGATGACGACGGAAAGTTTGCTACGCTGCAAGACCTTTTCAAGACCATATCCATGTCGCAATGCATTATTTATTGCAACAGCGTAAAGCGAGTATCGGATTTGACGGAGGCCATGGTCCTCAAGGGATACCCGGCTTGCTGCATTCACAGTGGAATGGATAAAGATGCGCGTGACGACGCGTATGTGAATTTCAAGGCAGGTAAATACCGTGTCCTCATTTCTTCTGACGTTACTGCGCGCGGAATCGACATTCAGCAAGTGAGCACGGTCATCAATTTCGACCTTCCTAAAAGCGTGCACACGTATTTGCACCGCATCGGTCGTTCCGGCCGTTGGGGTCGCAAGGGGACCGGTATCAGTTTTGTCACTCGACGCGACATTCGGCAGATTAAAGAGATTGAGACATACTACAACACAAACATATGCGAGCTGCCATCTTCATTCAAGGCTGAGTAGAGTAACGGTAACAACGTAACTCTGTAATTAATTACTGGATTACTGAATTATTACCATTTGTATATTTGTTGGATTGCCAATAAATATATAAAATATTATAAGAATAATACCATATACTTTTACAAAAACGCTATAAACACGATATTCCTTGAAGCAAAGAATCTGCCATGTCATCTTTTTTTTTGTGTGATTCAAATGCCGTTCTCCAACGTTGTATATCTGCATCCGTCATTCCAGTTACAGGTAGGGTTCCTGGTTGTGTCGTCGTCTGTGATAACATGCTCCGAACACACGCAATACCAGTTTTTTTACGATCGTCATAGGTGTCAATTTCGGCATCCGCGTTAATAGCCGACCAGGCCTTCAACTTGTTTGTTGCAGATATATACGAGATATTGGTCTTTGAAACGCCACGCATTAAAAAGTATTGCGTAACCATCCCCTGAACCGTTTTCATTCGGGTAGCTATTGGACTGATTTGATTTTCAATTACAACTCGGTTGGGCATGTAGTAGTGCAGACCTCCTTCAGCAGTTTCAGAATAGAACAGCTTGTCGAACTTTTGCATAAGATTATATCCAACCGAAATGAGAGAAACAGAATCCGCGGCGCATGGTTCCGTTTCCAATGCCGGAAGTTTTTTACTTATTGAACCGGACGTTAATAGCTCTGTTATATCCGATACACAAGATGCGGTTGCATGGTCATATGGAAATAAACAACGGGTTCTTAAAATGTGTGTTGCTATTTTCGCGAGTTCAGACTTGGTGCGTTTTATTTTTGGGTCGGGTGGTGGTTCTGTTTCGTATTCGCTTTCGCAGCCAGTAACATGCGTCGTAAATGATTCGCAAAATTCGATTAAGTGATTGGTTGAGCCGGATTTTAATAATTTCGCGATTTGAGGCGGGGTCATGGCAATAACCTGTCTTGGTTCTGCTACAGGCGACGAGTGAATAGCGTGTCGCTTGCACGTAAATATCGGCACGTCATCCAAATACGAGTAATAAAAATACGCGGCCTTTGATTTGCACTGTGTTATTGCAGCGTTGGGCTTATTTTTGGTATGGTTATGGGTATGATGGCAGCATACCGAGTGCGATTCTGCACGCTGTAACGATGCTGCTTCTTCCTGCTCGCTTTGAGATATTCCGACAACATCCCATAACAATATTTCAAATCGACTTTTAGAACTATTAGAACTATCAGAACTATTAGAATTATTCGTATATTGGGTAGTTGGGGTAGTATCTGAAACACGGAGCAAGCAAAATGCAAGATTCTTTATACCCACGTCAATACTGAGTAACTTCATATCTGCCTTTGTTTGTTTGTATGTCTGTTTGTTTGTTTGTTTTTGAATAGTTAATTAACCATAATCCTTTTATTTCTAAATGGTTATGGTTAATATGATGGATGGATGATTATAACCACAAAGTAGAATATTACGGCGGAGCTGGTGCATCCATTGGATGATTGCGTTGAATTGGAATGTCCTTGATGAGCGTTTTATCCGACGGACATTTGATTTCTTTCGCCTCGTATTCGAAACAATTGTTTGCAGAATCCTTGAATTGAAACTCTTTGGAATTGTCGGGGGTGGGGTAAACCACAATTACATGGGGTGCGGGAACCACCACATACACATAGAACAAGCCTATTGCAAGACTGATTAAAAAAATCGGAAATGATACATACTCGAACATATTCATCTAACTATATTCAACTACGAATTACTATTTATTTATTTATTTATTTTACAGTATATTTAAAATACGCAAATAAAATAAATTAAAATATACATATAATATAATTAAATTAATAAATAAATAGTTAGTAAAATCCAGCAAAATATATGGTAAAAACTAAAAGAAGGTCGGGTAGGCGACGACGCAGGAATAAAAATATAAACACGCGCAAGGGTGGAAGCAAGGATAATCCCGCATCATCTCCAAAAAAGAGCCTATCCCCACAAACCGAGTATGACGACGCAGAATTATTTCGCGATGATGATGGTCACGATGATGCTGCTGGAGTTGCTAAACATCGACAAAAGCATACACCACTAACTATTACCACACCGGTTCAAAAACAAATTGACATGTTTCGCGACCTTATGCTGAAACGAAGCGGATCCCCCAGTGGAACTGGAATGTTACCGTGGTCAAGAAAAGGGGTGCTTTCCAAAAGTAGTTTAGCGCGACGCGTAATGCATAGCTTTATAACCGGTTCGCGCCGGCCGGTATATCTTAAGAAATTAATAAGTGGCACGAAAAAACCGCAACAAAAACTTCTCGTAGATATGTTTCGAACAAATTATGCGCCTATAATTAGTGATTTCAGGGCACCAAATAGTATAGCAGTGGACCGTGACGGTAATCTTGCCGTCGTTGATAATGAAAACAATCGCATTTGTGTGTATAACCCGATTACGGGCAGCATTTTACGGTCGTTTACGTTATTTAAATACCCTTCTATTATTTACAGCATCGCGTTTATGTTTGACGAAAGTGGTGGGTTAACGGATGAATTAATTGTTACGGTAATGACTGGTGTAATTTTGGTGAATTACATAACTGGGCAAATTATTCGACATATATACTCATCGGATACATATGGTGAAGTAAGTGACGTCGTTTATGACGGCGCATTTGAAATGAGAGTTAAAGACAAGATATTATATTACAGACAAAGCGGCGCGTATGATAAGGAAAATACTGTAAAAATCCCTGGTTCGGGGCCTATGGCGTATTATACCAAAAATAAATTCAAATATCATGAATCTATTATTGTTGCTGATTCCGTTAAGGGAAATTTATATGAAAAAACGAAGTATGGTGAGGTTTTCCCACTTTTGGATCTCGGAACAGGGACGGGTTGGGGACAATTTAAAGGAATTGGTGGTATTGCAGTCGATTGCATTGGAAACGTCATTGTAACTGATAAAGGTAATCACCGGATTCATATATTTAATCCGGATTTCTCGAAGGCTCGCATAATAGGCAAACCGGGCGATGCGTATGGTGAATTTAATAATCCTACCGGCGTGGCAGTTGACTGTTACGGAAACATTTTCGTATGCGATACTGGAAACAATCGCATACAGGTGATACGTTATCGTGTATGATATGTATAATATGATAGAGCACGTATATGTTCATATTATTTTATATCCTGACGGCAAGAGCGAGGTAATTCCTAAAATTCGTCCAGATTTTACATTCGTCAACGTAGCAGTGCTTAGGTCAGTGTTCGTATTCACTGTTACTCCGTATAGATTCGCTCCAGTCAAATTGCAGGCGTTACTAAATATAGTTGACGATAAGTTTGTTCCCGATAAATCCAGAGATGTCATATTAATAGAAGTATATGTCCCACCTTGACCGACGACGATGATTGATATCGTGTTTCCACTGATAGCCAAAAAATTTGTAGTCGTGGTTTGACTGGTATTTATCTGACTGGAACCGATGCCCACAATTTGTGCCGTAGTTACAGATGAATTTGGTATTGTCACAACGGACGGGTTACCAGATGTATGTGTTCGCGTATACGACTCGTTATTGTTGGTCGTTATATAATTAAATGAAACTGTCGAATTCAAAACATATTTTACGATAACCTGACTCTGTGATGTTGCAAGAGTTGCGGTTGATTTTGAAACCGTTAATGTGAAGGTTGAACTGATGGGAGGAAAAAAATCTGTTGAGTCTACAACACTGGATTGGATTGTCGTAGTGCCAACAGCATTAGCGGTTACTACATATGAATCCGAGGACCCAGAAATTGATGCCACAGATGTATTAGTTGATGTTAAAGTGACGGTTCGGGACGATGCGAAACTGATACCACTGGTTGAAATACTGGAAGTTAATCCTCTTTCTATTGAAGACGACGAAAAGCTATTGCTTATAAAATTATCAGTGGTATAATTTCCAAATTTTATACCAGCGATATAACCAGGAAATCCTTCACCAGAATTATTCTGCCATCCACCAGACGTTACGACACCCGTCGTAACGATTGAAGTCCATAACAGAGAGTTAGTTGTTGAATATGACGCCGCTATAACTAAAGTATTATAGTCTCTCAATACAATTTGTAGACTACTGCCTGTAAATTTAACAATCAGTTGTTTCCAACTCGAATCTGATAGTTTGATATTCGTATTTACTGTGTAGTTACCAACTCTCCAATGTATTAAATTATCTGGAGCCGGAGATATCCATAAACCCCAAGAGCTGGTTCCTGCGTTAGTATACATTGACCCTACGATTGGCTTCCATCGCGTATCGTCAAATTTATCAATATAAAACTGAGTAATATATAGAAACCATGGTGTAGAATTAAAATAAGTACTTCCGGGGAAATTTGTTAATGTTATTACCCCATACACTCGTTCTCCTGCTCCCAGACTACTATAATTATAATAGTTAGTGTTAATGCTTGGACTTAATGACATTATTTGTCTATTATTTGTCTATTTTTATCTAATTTATAAATATATTATATATTTTCTTATACTATCATTATACTATCACGCGTCATTCTTTTGACTTGTTTTTAATTTAATGAACATGGGGTAATATTAATACAATATCGCTTATACAGACAGTATTCTGAACGAGTCGCCGGTGCCACGATTCGTCGGTGTAATCTTCATCGGGAATAACCTCCCTATACGAATATTTTGTGGCGGAGTATACATCGAGTAGATTTACCATCTCATCGCAGTATTTCCGGACTGCAGCTCGAACTATATCCTGTTCAACATTAACCGCTCCAGCCGGAGAAAGCATGGTTTTTATCCCTTTAACAATTTCATCTATGCGCTGTTCGGTGTTTTTTACTATATTCTCGCGCGCCGTATTTGCGACCACGTGGTGGTACTTTTCTCGTATAAGGTCATACATAATGACAGTTGCAGCCTTCTCCGCTTCTAACATAGAGAATTCTTTGATGGTATCTTCTTCCGTGGAATATCCGAATAACAACGTCAGCTTCAATTCGATTGTTTTTTCCTTTATTTTTTCGATTTTTGCATGATATTCCTCCATAAGTGTAGCAAAATTTGCATATTTTGGCTTTTTTATTACGAAATTGGCCTTGCATTTAGAATCTTTTACGCATGTGCTCCTAAGCACGCCATTTTCATTGGTAAAACTCATTCCAGGTTTACCACACAAAACACATGCTCCGATACGCAACGCATCTAATGTATCGCGTGTGAGTGGTTGTTTACCGCCTCGACGGGCTTCAATTTTCTGTTTTATACTTCTTTCATATTGACTCTTTATTGTATAATACTGTGTTATTTTCTCTTCAATATCGCGGTTAACCGCGCTATCATGTGATACGGATGACATGTTATATGTATATATGTATATATTACGGTTGAACGAATAAACAAAATGAATTGATAAATTAAAATAATTTAGGGTTTATGTTGTTATTTTTATTTTATAAAATACTAAAAATATTATAATAAAATGCAATATTATAATATTGAAAAAATAACTAAACGCAAATAGAGATGCCTTCCACGAAATATAGAAATCGCAAAAGTAGGTCGCGCAACCACCGTAGGTCCGCCACACGCCGCAATAGGCAGCAGCAGAGGCAGCAGCAGAGGCAGCAGAGGCAGCAGAGGCAGCAAAGGCAGCAGAGGCAAACCATGTCAGGTGGGTGAGGCGGGGGCGGGATTACCGCATTTTAATTCCATTTCAACTATAATAAGCGCATAGTATGAGTGTTGCACCGCGTATCCACGGTCGTTATGACGGTATTTTGCAAAAGTCGAAAGACAGCATTAAAGCCTGACAAACAATCATTCCTTCAACGTTTATTACTACTACTACTACATAATTACATATCGCGACTATGAAACAAACGGTTCATATTCACGACTTCAATCTTTTCATTCGGAGGAACTGTCATAAAGAGTTTTCGTATATTACCGTCTTCACGAAACCGCACAGTGTAATCCTGCTGCAGCGCGTTTCGTCCAATTCGCCCCATTGCCTGTATCGTTTTTTCTTGAGTCATCGTCGCAAGGTCTTTTCCAATATACCCGTGACAGAACTGGTAATTGGTTCCGTAAATATAGTCAGATGATGCTATAATAAAATACAGCTTCTGATTCTGCGCAAGGCTCTTTATTACGTCATTATATTGCGTGTTGTTGTTGTTGTTGTTTTGGTTATCACCCGAATTAGATATAACGCCAATACCCATAAGGAGAAGCAGCTTCCAACTATTTTCTACAGGCAGCAACATAATGCGCTCCACCGTTTCGGGATCAACATCTCCTGAAAACTTGTTTGTCTTGGCATTCGCGCTTCCCCCGGAAGTCCAATGATGAAAATGTTCGTCGCTGTTTGGAACAAACAGCTCATTCAACGTAACCGTCTTTACTTGCGCACGAAGTTCGCCAACTTTTCCTTGAATTTGGAACAATTCATCAAACCGCTTCATCACCTTTTCGGATTTATCGTTAATGCACATCTTCGAATCCTGGTCCTTTTTACTTATCGTGCGTCCGCCGCGAATGCTGCCACCCGCATCATTGCCTGCACCAGCCCCTCCTCCTCCCCCATTACCTTCGCGTTTTGCTCGCTCATCGTCCAAACGTTTTTCCAATTCTTCGATTCGGTTTGTGAGAACCGCATTGAAATCAATGTCTTCCATAATATCATCAAGAACCGTGTTTGGAATATTGGCTGACTGCAACGCAAAATTCGCAATTTTGTCCACTTCCCCGGTCAAATATATGGTCGGGCCATCGGTAAGCGTGTGTGCATCGCTCGTTGTGAAATAAATACTCGATTTATAAATCGGAACGCGGTCATTCGTCATACTGGCACTGAGTTCAGGCCATACAGCTGGTTTCAAATTTCCGAGAACCTTTAAATAATACACCTTGATGCTCGTCATTGTGATGTCCGATAATTTTCCAGAAAAGTATCTGGAAATGGAGTATTTCGAGGAACTAACAGCGTTTGTCTTGTGGGCTGCGCATATGAATCGAACCACTTCGCGCAAATCAAGATAACGCATAATTGTTTTGTATTGCTCGCAATGCGCAACACTTTCTTGGACGCGCGCGTAATCCTCCTTCGCAAAAATAAAATGTGGCAATTCCACAAGCCCGTTCTTGTTCACAATTGGAATCGACTTTTTGCAGTCGTGACTCACGATGCTGTGAGTTTCGCCGCCCGTAAATTTGGCGTGAAAATCGGATAACGTCCCTTTAATTTCGTGTTCATTGGGAAGAGTTGCTGAAGACAGAACCATATTCGGGATAATATTCTTTGCCCAGGTATTGTGTATAATTGAATGATATGGATGGTCTGTATAGTCCAACATGATGGTCGGCTCGTCCCAATACATCACCAGCTTATCAAGCGGATTGAATGCGTGCATGTAGTGCATGGCGTAAAGGTAGGACTTTATATCGCATATCATGAGCTCCACGTTGTCTCCGACACTATTGTCCACCTTCCTGATTCCACCGGTGCGCCAGTCACGAGTGGCTTCCTTTGCTGAAAAGTAGTGCAACCGAATGTCGTCAATGTTGTTGCACCCAAACGCGAACGCCACCTTCTTTTTCATTGTGATCGCGGATTTGGCAAGTGCGATACCCACGTGTCGCGCCGCGCAGATGAACACAACACGAAACTGCTCCGTTAGACCGAGTGGAGACAGCGTTTTGCCAGTTCCCGTTGGAGCAATGTATAGCACCAATTTGGGACCCGGGCGTTTGATTACCGTGAACAGCTGTTTCTGATGTTCATACAATTGCAAGTTCGCATAACGGTGCACAAACTCATTTCGTTCCACATACTCATACGCATTTTGGATGAACAGCAGCACATTCTCTGTGGCGGATGCTTCAACTTCATAATAGTCTATCGCGTGCGCGATAAACGAATTCACATTTGCGTTTAGGTGTTCAATATTATTATTTAACAGCACCGAAAGACTGTAATAGTAATACATCCATTTTGGTCTTATGGTCCTGCTGCGATTGTATTTATGCTCGAGCATTTTGTCAAATACGCCGAGCAAAATATTTTCATAGATTCCGGACATTTGGGCGGGGTCCGTTTTGATATTTTCGATCCGCATGCGATCTATTTTTTTAATCTCTTTGGCTTGTCCGCGTATTCCATTCCAGCTTGCAAATACATCCTTTTTCAGAGATTCGGATTGTTCGGATGGTTCGGATGGTTCGGACTGTGTCGCGGGTTTGATTGCTGAATGGTCGCATATATTTTTACGATGGCGCTTTATAAGCGTTGAAAGTTCTGCCTTATAAAACGTGCTGTAAAGATGAAAGTGCATCTCGTCTGACGGTTGGATTTTAAGAAATGAAATCAGTGATTGCTGCACCGTTTTGAATATGTTGACGTTTTTAAATCCGCCAATTATCATTCGCATGATGTCCTGCTCTGACTGTGGTTCCGGAATCTCCGTATAATCCCATTCGCTCTTCGAGAGCTTTACTTGGTTGGTTATGTCCTGCGTTTCTACCACCGCTGCGGAAGCAGGTGATACGTGTAATTCATTTGATTTCTCTGGCTGTAACTGCTCCCGCCTTCCAAGTCCAGGTCCAGGTGCGGATATCGCCTCTCCCATTCCACGCCGGCCATCTCCAGCAACGGATATGGAACCGTGGTTGTTGTCAGCATTGGCGTCAGTATCAGAAACACTGCCAGAATGCACATTGTTACTGGTATGAGTATTAATATCGTAATTGATGGGAACATTTTCAGATCGTTGTTGAATAATCGACGACTGCATTTGTATCGAGTGAACGTTGCATAAACATATCGGTTTTTATTTAAACTGTCTTTGTAATTGATTATTTGATTATTTGATTATTTGATTATTATCGATTATATTTTTTTTCTATTTTTAAGTTATATACAGTTTAAATGTCGAATACTAAAAAAGGAAAAAGGGTTCGTAGGGTAAAAAATACGCGTAGTAACAAAAATAACAAAAAAAGGAATGGTGGGGCTGGGGCGTCGGCGTCATCTCCAAAACCAAAAACACCTCCAAAAACAAGAACCGAACGACTAAAGGAGCTTTTGAGAAGGCCTAATGGTAATGGCCCAGATGCCGGTTCATCTCATCTATTATCAAGCAGGCTGTTATCCGGTTTGTCCATGCCACCTCTTAAAATAGAAGCTTTAAAACAACATTCTATTCTTGGTCCAGCGTCAATGCAACTTGTTGAAGGCGAAACATTCAAAATAGCCGAACAGCTGCATGCAACATCGTTTCGTTATCGCACTCATAGCGATATCGCAAAGGGCGAACTTCAGAGGTGTATCGATACAAATGTGGAAGCAGCTAAACAATTGAGAGAAGCAGTGGATATGGGCAGTTTGAGAGCGCGTGCGTGCCTTGCAGACATGTTATTGAATGGCTACACGGCGGGGGTTAAAAAAAATGTTCGCGAAGCGATGAGCCTGGTTTCTAAAGTTGATGACCCAGATTGCGAAGGAGTTTTAGCACATTGCCATTTTAAGGATGGCATAAAGGCCGGTCCTGGTTTAGCGGCCAAAAGTGCGGCTGCTGGCAGCAAATATGGTCAATATGTAGTTGGATTATATGAATTGCAAAAAGGGAAAACGAAGGAAGCGGCTGACTATTTCACACGTGCAGCAGAACAGAATTACGACGAGGCGCAAATAGCCCTAAGTAAAATGCAATCCGATCCGGATGAAACGTTACGACTATTGAATCTTGCAGCCGACCAGGGGAATTCGGATGCTTTTTATTTAATTGCCGGAATATGCCGCCGTAAATCCAATGATAATCCGTACACACGGGATTTTCATGATGCTGTAGCATGGTATAGTATGGCCGAGAAAGCCAAGCACCCGTATGCAATGGATTCATTAAGCGACCTGCACCGTAAGTTGAGATAGATAGGATAGGATAGGATAGAAACAAATAGAAATAATCAGATTAAATAATTTATGTAGAATCTAATTATCTAATTTAAGTATAATTATAATTATACTTATTATACTTAATAATTAATAATAATTAATATAAGTAATATAAATAAGATAAAACTCGTGTTGATATTACAGATTTATAAATTATAAAAAATTATACAATACATACATAGTCTGACATGGGAGGAGGAGGCTCAAAATATCAACCAAGTCATCATTGGTTTCCTTCACTGGCATGGAGACGCCCATATAATGTGAGTCCAAATAACGTGACGCCGGAATTGTGGGGCGAAGGACAGCAACAGTCTTACTATCAACCGGCTTATAGATGGGATCCAGCAAGAGGGTGTAATAAAAATTTCAAAGGGACATATAAGTGTGGAAGTAAAGACAACCAGCTAAAAAATACTATTTTATCCGGATTCAGCGGCGGAAGTGTAGCTTATTTTGATTGTAGAGCCGAACACGATGTGTGTATTAACTTCCGACTGGAACTAACCAATTCGGGTGAACTTCGGTTCACGGACAGGAACGGTAATACGGTTTCAAATGGAAATGCTTTCGAATCCGTAAATTCCACTAAGAAAACAAATGAAACCATCAATCCAAATCAACGTCCGGAAGACATTCGTTCTCTCAATTCAATGGTATTGAACAATCAGTTTCCGAACTTTACAAGAAAATATGTTCAGTACATGTATCCCAGCCAAAACCTTTTACCGGGAGAATATTTATGTTCCGCTTCCGGAAATTGTTTTCTGGCAGTAGTGGACGGTGTATATAAAGTATGTGCTCTGCGAATACGGTCTGCAAAGCTGGTGGCGGACAGCGCCATTATAACCGGTGACAGCGATATGAAATCATCTGCGCTGTATGAACTGAATGGCCTCAATGTAGACAATTTAGGAAAGGTCGCAAACATATCCATTGACGGGAAACGGCGCATGTTCAGCACGGGTCAAGTCTCGCTTGGGAAAAAATATGTTGAAATTACCGGAAAAGATAAAAACGGTCGCGTGCTTTCATACGATAACCCAGGCGACAAGTTGGAAAATGTTACAAATGATACCGGTGCAATCGATTTCTGTTTTGACCAGTGTAGTAATCGCGACGACTGTGGAGGGTTTGTGGTTTCGGACAATGATCCAAAAACATGCCAGTTAAAAACGACGGACCTGTTTCCGGTAGGGAATCGCGTGCAAAGCGATGTCACGCATCTTTATAAGCGGTTGTATGCGCCTAAAAAAGTGTCCGATTCGTGCATGAAACCTGAAAACGCAGGGATTGTGGCGATAGACAGCGTGCTGTTCGACCATTATCCCACCGACAAAAAGGACCCGCGAATGACGCGCGACACGCTGTGCGGAGTTGACCAGCTGGTTGAAACCCCGACCACAAATTTCGATACAGCGTCTGCCAATTTGGCATCTATTTATGATACCATCATGGATAAAATACAAAAAACAATAAAAGCGCAAACAATGTATAACTTGTTTCGGAATGATCCTGGAATGGACGTGGGAGAGAAAATAGATGACTACTCTAAAACAACGGATCAGATAAAGGCGTTTACGGATAAGGAAGAGACGGTGCGCGGAGCGGAAGAAGATACGCGTTTGGCGCTGATAAGCGAGACATACAAGTACATTGTATGGAGCATTGTGGCTGTGATTATCATCATTGTGATAGTGATGTATGGTGATATCGGAACGTATGCCAATTTGGGTGCAATTACTGACGTATTCAAGGACACTGGCAGCAATGAAGCCTCTTCATCATCTGAACAGCAAAGGTAACTATTAAAATATTAAATTAATTAATTAATTAATTAATTTAATTATTATGCCTTCATTTCCATTTTAACTGAAGAATGGCATGAATAATTTTTAACAACAAAATCTGCTGGAATATAGTCTTCGATTCTCTCTTTTGGGTCACCCGCAATCTTCAGAATTGGGAACGGATATGGTTCTCTTTCAATCTGCTCTTGTAGTGCCCGAACATGCTCTTGGTATATGTGCGCATTTCCAATGGTATAGACGAACTCGTGGGCGCGCAATCCGCAATGGTGTGCAAGTAAGTGGGTTAGAAGCGCGTATGACGCGATATTAAAGGGCACGCCCAGACCAACGTCGCCGCTGCGCTGGTAGAGAGCGCAACTCAACAAGTTACCCCCACTGACATTGAATTGAACCAGAACATGGCACGGTGGAAGTGCCATTTCATCAATCTGTTGCGGGTTCCATGCGCTCATCACCATTCGCCGTGACGTGCGCTGCGCCGGGTCCTTAAGAGTTGCAATGATGTCCGCGAGTTGGTCAACCCCCTTTCCGCTGTAGTCGGTATCGCAACCTGTGTACGGGGCGTTGAAATGGCGCCATTGGTGCCCGTAAATTGGACCCAAATCATTTTCTCGAAGATGCGTTAATCCCCGGCCGTCCAGAAATTCCCGACTGGCATTGGCATCCCATATATGCACTGCCTGGCTTTTTAGAACTGCATTGTCTGTGCATCCCCGAATGAACCAAAGTAATTCTTTAAGACACGTTACCCATGCCACTCGTTTCGTGGTAAGAAGCGGAAGGATTCCATCGCGGAGAGAGAAATGCATCCCCGCTCCAAACACGCTCGTCGTTATACCGTTGCGCGTATGTTCAACCGTTCCGTATCCCAATATGTCCCATACCAAATTGCAATATTGTCTCTCATCGTGCGAGCTGGTGGGAATCACTGCTTCACGATTTTTTCCTACTCGGCGCATGCGCTTGCTATATTCGGTAAGTGTTTTGAACATTGGATTATATTGCGAAATGTATGTATAAATTAAATATATATTAATATATATTAATAATATGTATAAATAATAATTTATAACCAATAATTTATAATTCTCTCTAATTCATTTCATTCAACATAAATAATATAAATGAAAGTAATGTCATTATTATATTAGTGCTAAAAATTATATGCCGTTTCATTTATATTCATGCTGGTATTATCCATATGCGAATTTTACAACCCGTGCCTGCACGGACGCGATGATTCCAGTTCTTCAAACATCGATGGGCAGATACTATGCTGCTACAGCGTCCCAAGAGAAAAGATATTTAGACCAAGAGGATACCCGTTTCGATTCGTAGGATGTCGGAACAACAACAACAACAACAACAACAACAACAACAATAACGCGGTAACGTGGTTGGATGTAAAACAAACTGCATATTGGAAAAATAACGGCAATGGTGCTTTGTTAACTAATGCCGAATGCGATAACCTTATCGCATACGGGCATCCGGTGATTCGAAACTATTTCCCGATTATTCGGGCGCGCGGAATACGCTTTCTTGAAATTGTGGAAACGATATACCTTGAACCGGGTGGAGAATGCGTATGCATTTTAAAAACGGTATGGCTTCGCATATTTCAAAGAAAGGTGCGAAACTGGATACAAAATAAACTACGAGTGGCGGCCTATCTGAAAAACTCTCGGTATATGATGTTATCTGAATGTGGCATAAAATTCACACGGTTTATGTATTTGTAAAGTTAATAGATATTGATATTGGCTATATACTTCTATGTATTTCTGCTGCTACTTCTGCTGCTACTTATCACATTGCTATTACTATGACGTCTACTACTCGTAAAATATTTATTACGAATAATATGCAATATTTCGTCGTAATTTCTATTCGCATGTGTTGCATGATAAAAAAGTAAAAATACGATTTCTTGAATAATATTTATATCATATCGCGTTTCGCTCTGTATGTAGCTTACATATGGAGCAATCATGGTTAGTTGTTCGTTGGATTGATGTCCATTGATTGCATCGAGTAATCCACTAAGCGACATTCTATAATCACTGTCAATAAATCTACTTGGAACGAAATTTTTCAAACGTATGCGCATATAACTTGGGAGAGATAATCTTGTTCTGGATAAAAAGTTGGACGAATATTCGCGTATATCTATTTTTTTTTTAACGCATTCTAATGGAATACAACGAGTTGACCTATCATCATCGCAACCGCAAACAGTTAAAATAAGTGGCTTAACATATTCGGCATACTCGCTGTTGCCCAATGGACCGACATTTTTTCCACTAATTTTATGTGCTAAGAACGAGTAACCGTGTAAAACTATTTTATTCCAGAACCCCAATAAATTTGCATACTCAAATTGAAACCACGTATTTCCATATAAGTCCGGAATAGGACTTTTTCCTATTAGACAATCAAACGTGGCATTTCTTTTATCTGCATCGCACGCGCCTTCATCGCTACAACCATACAAAATACCAGCCCCTAATCTGTATTGTGGTGAGTCATATACGCTATCATGAGATGTATCGGGAACAGTTTTATTCGTAATACATATTCTTAATTTACTTGAATTTTTTTTATCTTTTACAATATCATCGTAAAAAAATCCTTTATCTTGAATGACAACAAATGCTCCTTTGTATATTTCAGATAAACCGTCTCGGTCGATGTTTGTATATAATATTAATTTTTTAATAAACTCTTTAATTAGTGGATCTACCTCGAGTCTACGTTCCAATTCATCTGCGTAATCAATTAAAACATCATAGTCAGGATTTATATCTTTTAACCCTTTATCCGCATCACACAAACTGTTAAAAGTCAAAGGCTCTCTTTCTTTGTTGAAATAGTTATTATAATTGGTTAGACACGAATGTCGAATTAAATGCTCGCGTGGAATGTAATTATATTGGTCCTTGACGGTGCGGTCCTGTGTATATAGATATGTAGTTTTTTCATTACGCCTGCATCTAAACCGGTCTTTAATTTGCTGAATAGTTGGAGTTGGATTACCTGTAAAGAAATAACAATTATTGTCATATATTTCTTTTGCATGTACATTTATACGGCGACCCCTTGACGGAACTCTTGATTTTGATTTATATTTTGCCATTGAAAAATCCGAACCACCATATCGTAAAGTCTTGTGACGGGAATGCCTTGTATGATTTTTCAACCGTTTAGAGTATTGTTTCATTCTTTTTTTAATCATAATAAACGAACTATAAAGTAAATTAAATTAAACTAAATTAAACTACTATATATATTATTAAATATTTAAAAACGTAGTAGTCTAATATGAAAATGCGTAATTATATATACATCCACGTATGTTGCATAAACAATTGGAAGGATGTATTCGTTCACTTGTATAACAACATTAAATCAAGCGGATTGCACGATGTTGTATCGTCCATAAAATGCAGCGTGTTATGTAATACCGAATCAAAACACGATGCCGAGCTATTTTTTTCCAATGCGATTACACTTGATACGAAGCTTGAATTGTTAGGAATAACCTGCGACATTTCGCTATATGAAACCCACACTATCAATTTATTGCACATACATGCCATTGAGTCTGAAGAGGAGTTTAACGTTTTGTATTTACACACAAAAGGCATCACTCGCACCAGCATTACGGTTGATGACTGGGTAAACTATATGATCTACTTTAATATTATTGGATACAAGACATGTATAGACCATTTGACGAACCACGGTTATGACACGGTTGGCGTAAATTTATTTACAACTCCACCTATTCACTATTCGGGTAACTTTTGGTGGGCAAAATCGTCGTATCTGAAAAAACTAAAGCGTTGCATACATGAACATTATAACTCTCCAGAGTTCTGGCTTACGGAAGACAAGATGGGTAAATTTTCATCATTGTGGCATTCAAATGTCAATCATTACAATGAGCGATACGAAGAACGTAATTATAGATAATTTACTACATTTACAATTCTATATAAATAAATATTTTCTAAAAGAAAAATGCTTTTTTATATATAATACAAATAAAATAATAACATATTAAGTTATAGGTTTAATTTTAGCAATAATTTAATAATTTCAATACATTATAAACAACAACAACATTATAAATAAATAAATAAATAAATAATGGAATCATTAGAAGAAACAGTTCGCGACGGTGTTCGCCGGTCCGGATTTTTGGATTACGTGTTTAAAATGGATGATGCGCAACAAGGCATTCTACTGAACATTTCTCAATACCTGGTGCTTGCAATTGTCCCCATTGCGGTCATTCTCACATTGATACGCACCTATGTCCCCGATCCCGACGACCAAAAAGGCAGTTTACTCGTTTTAGTAGAAATTATAGGCCAGTTGCTGTTCATGTTCCTGTCCATCTATTTTGTCCACCGAATCATAACATACATCCCCACATACAGCGGATACAAATACGGCGAGCTGAACATGATCACGATTGCGCTCGGTATCCTCATGGTGGTTCTTTCAATTAAGACCAAGCTGGGAGAGAAGGTGCAAATCCTGGTAGACCGTGCCGAGGAGCTCTGGTCGGGCGAAGGTAGTGTCCGCGATGCAGCCGGAAGAAACTCACAAGTGCGCGTAACTCAACCGCTGTCTCAGCAATTCATACAGAGCAGTGGAGGTATGATGGTTAGCGGCGGAATGGCGCCTCCCGCCGCACAGCTCACAAGTAATAAGAGCATGCAGAACGAGTTTCGCCCTCCCGTGCAACAGCAAGCGGGACATCCTGCGGGGGGTGCCTCCATGGCAGCAGGAATGATGCAAGGGTTCGAACCGATGGCTGCAAATGAAATTTTGGGACACTCGATGTTTTAGGTAAGCGTGGGTTTAATGGCCTTTCACCCCACCTGTATTTTTAATTTTAATTTTCTATCTGCTCGTTTGTAGATAAAAAGTTGTGCAATAAAATGCCATCCCCTTCATTCTCGATATCTCCTGCAAAAACTGCGTTTTCGTAGAGTTCACGCAAAATATCGGGTGGGGCAGTGGACCCTACTTTCAGCAAGTTCTTTTTGTGTAGACGAGCAGTTATTGTGCGCAACGGAATGTGGCGCAATTCTTTTCGCTTCTTTTCAATGTTATGTTGCGTTTGTCGATTTTTTATAAGCACGCCAATCACTGGACCATTGCGGTTGACATATTTTCCAAGCTTGTATTTTTTAGTCACAATGTGCTGTTTTGTTTCACGAATTTTAATCTCCGGTTCTTGTGTTTTCATCGTATTTGCAATATGCTCGCGCCGGTACTCATCAAGGCGCTGTTTTCGCACCCCATACATTGAATCTATTATATCATTTGTAGCTGCGGCTGCAGCGCTTGTTTCTGCGGTTAATTCGTCGATTGAATCTGTTGTTCCTGACGACGCCGACGCCCCAGTCCCACTCTCAACTCCAGTCCCAGCCCCAATACCGGACCCATCAGTCCCATTGGATATTTCAGCGATATTTGAACTCGAAGCCGGATGATGTTCCGACTTCCCCACCGATCCTGGTAGATTCGATGCATTCAAATCAATGGCATCCATCATTGGCGCGATTGTAAGTGGCGTATTAACGTTGCTGGTGCCAACTCGCAACGACTTATTATGATTATGAAGTGTCCGGAACGTGGGCTTTACACCACCCTTCAAACATCCCCATTTGGGTTCAGTCATTGCAAACGCATTTACTGGAACGACCGGACCATTTGAAAACAGCGGTTGAATTTCGAACGGTTGTAGCGGAGATGGTTCTTGAACAGGAAAAAGATGGGTAGGCTGAAGAGGGGTCGGATAAACATGGGGAGCATTAACGTTCTGAAACATATTTGAAGATGCAGCCGCAATTGCAATTGGTTGGTTGCTGGTTCCATTTTTATTATTGCTATTATTGCCACCAAATGTGCCATCAACAAATGCATTTGCATTTGCATTTGCATTTGCATTATTTGCATTGTTATTTGCGAACAATGCATTTGGCGCTTCTAAATAAACATTCGGTTGAGTTTGTGGTTGTTGCTGTTGTTGTTGTTGAGATTGATGCTGCGACTGTGGTTGCTGCAGTTCGCGACGTCTATCGCGCTTTGATGTTTTACCCGACTTATGGTTTTTTGAAGTCATATTTGATGAAAGATTTTGTAAGTATTGCAATGATTGCAAATACGTTTCCGCGGAATCACCTGTCGACGCGGTTCCAGAAGAAGCGGAAGAAGCGGAAGAAGCGGAAGAAGACGCAATTGTTATTGCGGGGGACGAACCGCCACCATCTCGGTTATTTTGTTTCTGTTGGTGTTTTTTAATTCGGTCCAATAAATTTTTCTTCAGCGTATTTGGACGTATGAATGGCTTTGGCTTTATTGTCGCGTTTTTGTCAGAACGTTCTTTAGCTTTTCTGGACGCTTTTTTTGAAAACAGCTGGAGTGATGGGTCAATTGTAATGGTTCTTTTTCTGCCAGCATCACCTCCGCCACCACCCGATGATGAAATGGCAGTAGATGCCATATGTTGTTTTATATAATCTTTATAATTCATAGTATAAAAAATACTATAAAATATAACGAACAACAAACGATTTTTTATATTTATTAATTTATTTATGACACCAACACACAAACCATAGATGATATCACATCAACAGAGACAAAATAAATGTAGCAATCTTAAATATCTTGAAATCAATTGCGACTTGATCCGACACGGTATCCTTGTCGGCATCAATCACTAATTTCTTACGAGCGTCGTTCAGTATCCAATCGTCATGATACTTGTTGCATTCTGAAAGGTAATCCAAAGATATCGTCTCACCCTCTCGGGCTCGCTTCTTAATGCGCGACAAACACGTTTCCGCTGATGCCTGAATGTATACGATACCCGTAGCGCGCACGTCGTTATAAAACTCATCAAACCACATGTTGTAAATAGTATGGTCGTCCTTACCAATAAATCCTTGCGCGTGAAGCATTTTTTCAAACACGTTGCGGTCGGTTTCAACACACCGTTCAGTTATAATGATATCGTATGCCGAGTTTCTGGCGGCGGCAAGCAATATGGATAGCCTCGAAATATATGCCATCATTTGGAACTTGAACGCGTATGTTTTAGGGTCCCTGTAAAAATTAGATAGAACTGTTTGGCCGCAGTCGTCAACAACCGCATTCCAAACGGTGTCGACGGGCTCCTGTATAAAATGCACGTTTGGCATGTCAGCAAACGCAACCTTAAGCTGTTCTACGGTGGTTGATTTTCCGGAACCAATACCCCCATCCACGGTTATGATAATAGGGTTGTGTCGGGAAGCAGCCGGCTTTCGACCTTCGTAAAACCCACAAATCATAGCCTTAATATCGTTTATATTTCCATCAGATATAGAAGTTTTGCTCTGCATAATAAATAAAAGAATGGAATGGGGTTCGGAAAAGATAAACTTGCAGGGCGGTTTATCCGACGGGCGATATATATAATAAATCTATATATTTATATTTGTATCTATATATATATTTTTATAAAAATACTAATTTAATTTAATTTACAATCTACAATTCTACAATTACCAGTAACCCCAGTATGTGTCGCGAAGATATGGTTCTAAAATTTCGTTACAATTCTCTCCCCACGTTCCAGTAGGTTTTTCTGCAAGAAGGCCGCCAGTATTGAAATCACACTTGTCTTGTCCGTTCTGAAATCTGGCGGGGCCTTCACTTGCCTGTCGTCCGAAATACCCGGCTATATCCGCTGCATTATTACTCGGAGTTGCAGTTTTTAATACATTGAGGGTCCCATCCATTCCAAAATGAAACAGCTTTTGTGGGTTGGCATTCGTCAACGGTCTGCCTTCAATTGCATATGCTATACCCGCCGATTGCGCGTCGCCCAGCGTGCCTGACCCGATATAACATTTGTTACCGGTGAATCCG